TAAATATAAGTAATCTATATCTATATATATAAGAGAAAGCCCTGGCCAATCAACCACTTAGGTGGGGCAAGGCGCTAGTCAGAGCGTCGAATACGCGGACTTGCGTCCACGAGGTCTTTTTTACCCCGGAAATGAGAATCGTTCTCATTCGCGTTCTCATTGCGCTTCGCAGCACGCGCAGCGCGGCGCTGCTGCACGGCACGGGCTTGCGCCCGGGCCTCGCCTTTGAAGGACTTGGACATGTCTGCTCCTCAGTAGTACGGGGTTTCGACTGCGTACATCCGGTACGCACGGGCCTTCCACCGCGCCAGCGTCATCGCCTTAGCCGTGTTGCCCTCGGCCCACGCACGCAACTCGGCACGCAGGTAGCGAAGATATGTCTGCATCACTCTCTCCTTGAGGTGGGGGAGAAATCTCCCCCGTGTTGTCACGCCTTCTTCGCCGCCTTGCGGGCAGCACGCGCAGGGTTGTGCCTCTGCACCACAGGCTCGGTCTTGTGGCTGACCTGCGGGAGCAGGCGCTTGATCTCACGCTGCACCCATGCAGCACGGACTTCTTTGATGATGTTCATCACTCTCTCCTTCAGATGAAGCGCGGCACACACCGCGCCTAGTGCGAAGCGCACTGGCAAAGAGGACGGGTTGTCCTCTTTAGCCGCTACGCTACAGCCTGCTCCCAACTTATGGTGCGTTCCCTTGCGTCGTCGGGGTAGACAACGCGCACATGCCCGTCTTCCCCACGATAGACGTGGACGGGGCGCAGCCCCCTGCTGGAGTCGTGCAGCCCTTGCTGCACTTCCTTCCACACCTGATCCACTCGGCGGTCCCACCCCCTTCGGTATGCCTCACGCAGGCTGCCTAGTGCAACTTGCGGCTCGTCGTAACCGAACCAATACCAATCCAACCAACCCATCAGGTCGGGACCAACGTAGCCCGTTCGGGCGTACTCTTTTGCTTGGTCGTACAACCAAGCGTTGAGGTCTTGTCGCCCTATCCGGGCGAGCTTGCGCCCGGTACGTGCACGGGCGTTGAATGCGTGTTTGTTCATCACTCTCTCCAGTCAAATGAAGCGCGGCCCATGCCGCGCCTAGTGCGAAGCGCACTCGCATGGGGGAGATTTCTCCCCCATCGCGGCTACGCTCACTGCGTCAGTACCACACGGTACGGAACATCTCTTCGTACTTGATGACGCCGATCTGCTCACCCTTGTAGGCGAGCCTGGAGGGCGAAGGGGGCAGCACGCCCAGGTTGCCCGGGTGGATCAGGTCGAGGACGGCACACGCCACCTCGGTGTTGACAACCTCCTTGCTGCGCGTACGCAGGGGGTAGGCAAGCGAACCTGTGTTCGCGTACGACAGGCCAGACAGTTGACGCATGATCTCTCTCCTAGCACGCCGCCCTCGACGAGGGCAACAAGCGCACTGGCCTGCCCGAAGGCAGGCCGCTACGCTCGTAGCGGAACGGGGGAGATTTCTCCCCCGCTGGATCAGCCAAGGGTCTTGGCGATCAGCGCAGCGCGGTCAGCGCCGACCGTGGCGACGAACGCCGCCCACGCAGCCCGCTCCTCGCGGGAGATGCGCGGAGCCTTGGCAGGCTCGGCCTTGGCTGAGACACTGCGGACGATGTGGTAGGTGAAGTCACCACGCGCCTTGTCGTAGTCGCGCTGCTGCTCTGCGCTGCGGTCGTTGCGCGATGCGGCGCAGACACTCTCGGCTTGTTTGGGCGTGTAGCCCTGGCCGGTCAGGTGGTTAAGGAGCCACGAAACCCGCATCTCGCCCTGCTGCTCAGGCTCTGCGGCAACGTAGATGCTGTGCAAGGGCAGCGACGCGTCTCGTGTCAGGCGAACGTGTTGGCCGAGGTTGTGTGCGAACTCGTTCATGCTAATCAACTTCTTCATGATGCTCTCTCCGATGTGGGGGAGATTTCTCCCCCGGTTGATGCGACTAGGGCGAATCCCCAACCGCTGAAGCTATTTTACCATATGGGGGTTCTTCTCTTCCCTTTTGCAGTAGCCTGGAACCCACCGTACCCGGGGGAGCCCTGTATGCAGCAAGGTACTGCGTCGTTGTATGAACACGAATCCCCAACCACACTACACAAATTTTTCAAACTTCAATTCCGTATTTTATTTTTCTCCCACCCCATACTACACAAAAAATACAAAACTATTCCCGCCAGCTTATTTATGTGTATTAAATACACCCCTAACAAATCTTCTACAAACAGCAGCAAAATTATCTACAAAATCCCAGACTTTTTCTGTCCAACTCTTGACACTACCATACAAAAAAATGCCTCGGTTTAGCGGGGGCACGAAGTGCCTGCTGTTGCCGAGGCATTAAAAGGAGCCTTGCGGCTACCTCAGGGAGAAAGCAAGTAGAGAACTTGCAAGGAGACAAGTACGACTGTACACTGCGCCCAACTCGGGCGCAAGCCCTGCGACAACATGCTGGACCACCTTCTTGACTTCGAGCCCGCCGTCTGCGGCACTGCAGACACTGTGCCGTTGGAAAAAACCAATCCGCAAGCGCTCATCAACGCGCAGCATGAGACGGCAAACTGGCTCGAGTCTATGGGAGCGCCGACTGCCGACACGGCAGACGCCGCAGCAGCCTCCTCGCTGGCTCAGAGCGCGTTCCAGGCGCTCGTCAAGCCTGACACCGATCCCAAGCAAAAAGCAGCGCTGCTGGCGCTAAAGACGCCCGCTGCGGTGCGCCACCTCACTGGCATGCTCACAGCCTATGACTGGGAGTTCGTCAATCAGGCCAAGGAGCTTCGGGGTTACGCGGTGTCGAAGATCCTCGAAGAGGTAGAGCACCCGGATGCCCGCATCCGCCTGCGTGCCTTGGAGCTACTGGGCCGGGTCACTGAGGTGGCGCTCTTCACCGACAGAGTTGAGGTCAAAAAGACGGACATCACGGATCAGGAGCTTGAGAGCAAGCTCAAAGAGAAGTTGGCGCGGTTCATGGGTGTGGTCGATGCCACCCCAACGGACGTAACTCCCCTGCTCAGCAATGAAGCTGCCTGATTTTCTGACGCCCAAACAAGCACAGGCTATCCAGGCCGCGCTCCCCACTATGAGTGTGCGGGAGAAAATGGAGCTTTTTGACCTCCTAGAAGAGAAAGAACGCCGACATCGCCTAACGGCTGCGCAAAACAGCCTCTTAGGCTTCGCTCATTTCAGCTATCCAGGCTTCAAAGAAGGCGCTCACCATAGAAAGCTTGCACAAATTTTCGAAGAAGTGATCTCCGGCGTTAAACGCCGGGTGATTATCAACATCGCGCCTCGTATGGGTAAGTCTGAGTTCAGTTCTTACCTATTTCCGGCCTACTTTTTGGGCAAATTCCCGCACAAAAAGATCATCATGGGGACGCACACGTCGTCTCTGTCAGAAGACTTCGGTCGGCGCATCAGAAACCTCATCGAAACGCCCGAATACAACACCATTTTTCCTGATACGCAGGTCTCAGAGGACCAAAAAGCGTCAGGTAAGTGGTCTACGAGTGCCGGAGGTCAGTATTACGCTGTTGGCGTCGGTGGTAGCATCGCAGGTCGAGGCGCTGACCTGTTCGTCATTGACGATCCGCACTCAGAACAGGACATCAAGGCAGGCACACGCACGCCGTTCGACGCTGCATGGGGTTGGTTCCAGACAGGCCCTCTCCAACGCTTGATGCCAGGGGGTGCGATCATCGTGATCATGACCCGGTGGTCCCAGCTAGACCTCACGGGCATGCTGATCAGCCACCAGATCAAGAATCCCGACGCGGACAAGTGGGAGATCGTGGAGCTTCCGGCCATCATGCACGAGCACACGCCGCAGGAGAAGTCTCTGTGGCCCGAGCAGTGGCCCCTGGAGCAGCTTCAGGCCAAGCGTGCGGGCATGGACCCGAGGTTCTGGCAGGCGCAGTACATGCAGAACCCCACCTCGGAGGTGGCAGCGGTCATCAAGCGCGAGATGTGGAAACTTTGGGAGCCTGAGAAACCGCCCGAGTGCGAGTACATCATCCAGTCGTGGGATACCGCGCACGAGACCAAAACCAGCGCTGACTACAGCGCATGCACCACGTGGGGTGTGTGGTTCAATGAGGAAGATAATGATAATGCCCATATCATTCTTCTAGACGCGATTAAAGGCAGGTGGGCGTTTCCGGATCTCAAGAAACGTGCCAGCGAGTACTACCGCGAGTGGGAGCCTGATGCGTGTCTGATCGAGAAGAAAGCCGCTGGAGCACCGCTCATTCAGGAGCTTCGGGCGATGGGCATACCCATCAGCGAGTTCAGCCCCAGCCGAGGCAAGAACGGCACCAGCAACGACAAGGTGGTGCGCCTGAACGCGGTGTCCGACATGTTCACCTCAGGCCGTGTGTGGGTGCCAGACACCCGCTGGGCGCGAGAGCTTGTGGAGGAGGTCGCGGCCTTCCCCGCCGGTGAGCACGACGACTATGTTGATACGATGACCCAGGCGCTCATGCGCATGCGCAACGGGGGCTTCATACGCCTGCCGTCCGATGAGCCCGAGGAGCCCCGACACTTCCGCAGCCTGCGACGGGCTGCGTATTACTGAAAGAACCTGACATGGCAACGAACTTCGACCCCGCGATGATGCCCCTTGACACTGCCCTCATGGGCGATGAGCCCGCCATCGAGATTGAAATCGAGAACCCCGACGCCGTCAGCATCGGCATTGACGGCGTAGAAATCACCCTGGAACCCGAAGCAGAAACGGCGGACACATTCGACGCAAATCTTGCGGAGTACATGGACGACGGGGAGCTTCAAACCCTGGCGTCTGAACTCATTTCCCTCGTAGATGCGGACATCAATAGTCGCAAAGACTGGACAGATATGTTTGTCAAGGGCTTGGAAGTCCTTGGCATGAAGTACGAGGAACGTACTGAGCCGTGGAACGGGGCTTGTGGGGTGTATTCACCGCTTTTGACCGAGGCAGCAATCCGTTTCCAGTCGGAGATGATCACTGAGACGTTCCCGGCTCAAGGTCCGGTCAAAACGCAGATCATTGGTGCGATTGACCGGCTGAAAGAAGAAGCAGCAGAGCGAGTTCGTGACGACATGAACTACATGCTGACCGAGCGGATGATCGATTACAGGTCCGAGCACGAACGGATGCTGTACTCCCTTGGCCTTTCTGGGTCGGCGTTCAAGAAGATCTACCCAAATCCCAGTACTGAGTTGCCTGCGGCCCCGTTTGTCCCGGCTGAAGACTTGGTCATGCCTTACGGGGCGTCAAACGTATACACAGCAGAGCGTGTGACTCATGTCATGCGCAAAACTGAGAACGAGATTAAAAAACTACAGGTAGCAGGCTTTTACCGTGATGTAGAGCTTGGAGAGCCGGTACGTTTCTTCACTGACATTGAGAAGAAAAAGGCCGAGGAGCAAGGGTATACCCTTACCGACGATGACCGATATCAGGTATTGGAGATCCACGTAGACTGGGACATGCCGGGGTACGAAGATGAAGTTCCTTTGCCGTATGTGGTCACGGTCGAAAGA